GGCGCCTACCCGACTGACGGACCAAACTACCAATGACGATAGTAAAGAACGTCATCGCCTCAATTGGAAAGCACAAAGCACTTCCCATTGAAGCAAACTTCTGTAGTTTAACTACAGAACCGTCAGGCATACGGGCTCGCTCACTCCTACAAGCTTGAATTAGCTCCAAGAATGTAGGTGCAACCGAAAAGATAGCCCTTACGAGGTTTAAAGAAACCAAGTCAGAAGCATCTTTAAGGTCAATGGTAGCGTTGCTACCATCGATTGAGCCCAACCGTGCCATCTCTTTGTTCACCGTTTGATGGGTGAACCTGATCGATTGGTGAGGGAATTGACTAGATTCCAACCAGTCCATCAGTGGCTTCGCTACACTTTGCTGCATCAGCATCATATAGCTTGGCTCAACCGAGATGATCCGAGGCGTCGTTAGTGTCTTGGGCACCTGAACCACCCTCACGGGTAGCTCAGCATCGCTTTCGAGGAAATCGATCGACGCAAATGCATCGATGTCCCCCTCGTCATGCGAAGTATGGTACGAAGCAGGGAATAAAACCTCACTTCGTAGTGGCCACTGCTTTACTGTATGGCGTTCGTTGAACCCAAACCGTTCGGCAGTGGCACCTGTTCCGAAGACACCTGGAGAACAGTACAAACTGTCTGCAAGTGACTCCAGTCCAGTCCATAAGAAGCCAGCAATCCTGCGTATATTAACAGGATCAAGGCTCTCCCAAGTACAACACGCGTCATTGGTAATATACCTTTCGCAAGCTCGCGAAACGCGGGCGGCCGAACAAGGCAGCTCTACCTTTTTAAAGAGGCGAGTTACCTGACGTATTGCTCTAATGGAGTCAATACAGGGATACTCCAATAACGCACCATCGTGATCGAACACACGCATGAAGAACCCGGCGAATAAAGCCGGGAGCTTTCCACCACGTTTGAACGGTTTGAATCCGTTAAACATTGATGGTGTGATGCGACCCTGCGCGAGGCCCTGGTCAAGGGTATCGCACAGAGAAGGGAGAGTTATCGTTAAAAAACTCATACCCTCGTGTTCAAAACGACGCTCAATTTCTCGAGCGTCGCGTTCAACGGCTACACTAACCTGCAGTGCCTCGTTGAGAAGCACCCGGTTAAGGAGCATTGTCGGTCGTTTCATCACTCCCTCCATTGAATGAAGGTGGGTGAACCGTCCCTATGTTGTGAGCTACTTAAAGCTCGCCCCCAAGCAACTGGATCAGTTTTGCATTTGATCCAGCCTGAAGCTGAGCCACGGCGCCAGTGAAAAGCGCAATGAGCTCAGTATCAGAAAAGCCGTTCTTGGGCTCGTCGAAGCTGAAAATGACGGAGGCAGAAACCTCCTGATTCACAGCGGTCAACGGGTCCGCGGCAACCTTGCGCTGAGTGACTCGAAAGTCACGACGCGCGCGGTTACGGCTGCCATTCTGATGCACGTTCTGGACAATCGTCCCGTCCGTGTTCTGGAAATTGCCGGTCCTCGTCGGAGAATTACTCGGCACACGCGGAAGCGCATGCGTCGTACCACTGACGGTGATCGACTGGGGGTCTGCAAACATAGGAAAGCTCCATCTATTTAAAGAACCGCGCTTCTCACCAGCTATGATGAGGTGTCACGGGGAGTAACGTATTCCATACGTTACGGCAGCCTAGACAGGCCCAAAGCGGCCAAAATCGAAAGCTGCTTGGCATTGAGGTTATGCCTCTTAACGCCAAAACCGAAGGGGTAAACAGTACCAACGCGGTATTTGTTCACCGTTTCCGCCTCATAATGAGCAACGGCTTTTAGGTAGGAAGTTCCTTCCATATTACCGTTGTAGGCAGTTTCATTTTCAACGTTAGACTTCCAAGCCTGACGTTGCATAATGAACATGTAGTCGCAGATTAAGTTGTCTGCGACTCCCGGACTGACGGCCTGTATAAAGTCCCCTAGGGAACTGAAATAGTCCATCAGCCAGGACCACGGCATCGCGTTATACACCATAGAAGGTGTTATACGGAAGCCATAAATCCTGCGTAGCATCTGCTTAGTCCAAACCACATCGTGTGGTCCAGGCGGCAGAACGTAACGGAATTGCCCTTCAGCCCAAGTGCGACTCTCGGTCTTGATAGTCCACCTCCTAGCAGCGCCTCCCAATGCAGCAGAATAGCATTGAGAAACGAGGATAGGATTTAGATTACCATAGGTCCAAGGGTACACATCTGTGCCTGATTGCGTTTGACCGTTACCAAAGTCGTCCTTAAGACGATCTTTGCCCTGTTTGTTAACAGTGGATCTACGAACCGGACGCCCGGCGTTACGTATGAGTTGGCTCAGGATCTTTTGTTGATTTCTTTGAGTTTCAACAAAGCCTTGGATGGACCTAAGAATAGGTAACCATCCGAAGTTGAGTGCTAAATAGTACTCACCTGATCTGCTCAAGTATGACCTCTTGCCCGCTCGGGCTTTACCGATCATCTGCAAGATACTCATTGTAGAGTCTTTCAGAAGACCGGGGACGTCACGTAACTCGAACAACTCATTCGCCATTGAAAAATCAGGGAGATCTGGTCTCATTAGATTCCAGGCCTCAGCGGATCGGTTTCGCAACCTTTCCATCTGATCGAGATGACGCCAGTGGCTGTCCCAATCATAGGGCGGCCAATGCCAACCATTCTCGTTGGACGTGAATCTCCCAACGTAGGCCACACCGCCACCAGGACGGTAGACGGTGAGCCCACTAGAGGGAAATGAACGTTCAATAGTCTTTGACGAGATGAAATCTCCACCACTCCGGTACGCCCCGTTGGTAAAACGGTTTGTCCTAGAGAAGAACCCTCCGCTCTTAAAGCGGTAGGGAACATAAGATGCGTAGTACTCTGGCGCCGTAGCGTTCACATCCCACCAGGGATAATGAGCGCCTAAGCGTTCGGGTCTATTCACCTCTGGCATCCAAGTCATCAACGTGTCCTTCAGTGGAGATGCACAACACATCGACATAGCACGAGGCTAAGATTCTGCATGTGTAGTCACCGTTGAATCGGTGCCCCCTTC